TGACCCAGTAGATTGTAAGAGCGGTTGCAAGGGCTTCACCATTTGAAATTGTGCTGATTACACAAAATTCTGGTGTTTTCTGCTGTGAAAGAGGAACATCAAGCACCTTCACTGGTATTTTAACTAAGCAGGATGTATTAGATGCAAGTGAGCAAGAAGCCTATTACCACGCATCTGTTAAGCGTCTTGTAGGTGGTGGTTTCTTAGACAGTCTAAAATCAGTTGCTGGTAATATTTTACCAATAGTTCCTAAACTTGGAAAAGAACTTTTAAACAATATGGATAATAAATATGCTAAAGCCGGAGCTCAAGTGCTTGGTGCTTTAGGTGCGGGTCGTAGTGGTGGTAAATCTCGTCTTGCGGACCGTCTTATGTAAATATTTTTATTTATAAAATTTTTAATTTAAAAAAATATAATATAAAATAAATATCTCTTTATATTATATATAATAATGTCAAATTTTAGTATAGCAGTCCCAAGCGTAGTATATTCTTGTTCAATAACCGCAGGTGCGACAGGTGTCGGTAATTGGGCAACTGGTGTTCTTTCAGTCGCTTCCGCAAATCAAAATGGAAATGCAGTATTACGCCCTTTATATAACTTATATCAACAATCATCAAGAATTGTTGGTGTTTCTGGCGGTAATGCAACAACTAGATACAGTATAGCCGTAGGCACTCCAACACCTCAAGTAAACGGCAATCTTCTTGTAAATCAATTTGCTCCCGCACTTACAATTACATCATCAAATAATGGTGAAGCCCTTGCAACCGCTCTTACAATCTACTGGGTCAATGAAGTAGCATCCTCACCAAATTTCGGCGGTGATGTTGCAAGTGGTGTTGCATCTGCTCCTGTCGCTGTCCAACCTTGTTAAAAAATATCTAATCTTTATTAATATATGTCTAAACCGGAAGATATACAAAAAGATATACAAAAAGATGCTGTTGAGACTATTGAAGAGGTAGAAAAAATTGTAAAAGACAAAACAATAACTTGTTATACAAAAATTGCGTTATTTTTTAAGAAACTTGTATATTGTGAATGCAACTCATCTTCAAACTGTGTTAAGAAATTATGAAAATTTATTATAATTAAAATCTAATTATAATATATATAAAAAAGTTATGCCGTATGACAACAATTATAATAGAAGGTTAGCAAGACAAGTCAATAATGCTGATAGGAATTACGCCGACCGCAATGCTTTTTCAAAAACTGATGGGCTTACTGGTGGAATACGTTTCAATTCTGGTAATGCATCAAAACGAGTTGATAGTGAAGGATATTATGAATTACCTCATCTTCCTGATGTATATTATGAAGGTCAAGGACTTATGGAAGGCGGACATCATCCTGATGATGAAAATGAAGATTATTGTATTAAAGGCGGTTCAGGATTTGCATCAGGGTCATATAGGGATACTGGTTTTGGAAGTGTTGAAGGTGCTGGTGCATCTGGCGGTGGTGGTTCTGGTGGTGGGGCATCTGGTGGAACTAAGATGCATTTAATGCCTGTTATTAAAGATGATGTTAAAGGATGCGGTGCATCTGGTGGTCGTCGTCGCGGTCGCCCGTCTAAGATGGCAGGTGCTGGTGTATTTGATGGTGTCAAAAATCTCGCTAATAAAGCATACGACGCATCCAAATATGCTTTTGATAAAGGAAAAAATGTATATGACTATGGCAAGAGATTATATAATAAACCAATATCAACTGGTCTAGAACTCGCAAGTAAAGGTGCTGATTATATGGGTTATGGTAAAAAGAAAAATCAAAAGCAATTAAAAGGTAAAGGACTATTATCATCAGGTTTAAAGACTGCAGGACTTCTAACTGGGAATCCAATGCTTGGAACTGCTGGTGCTATTGGTGGTTTATTCGGTCTTGGTAAGAAAAAACAATTAGAAGGTGCTGGAATAATAGACGGTATGATGAACTTCTTAGGTCTTGGTAAGAAAAAACGATTAGAAGGTGCTGGACTAATAGATGGTATGATGAGCTTCATAGGTCTCGGTAAGAACAAGAAATCACAACTAGAAGCCCATCTAAAAGGTGGAGGATTAATACAAGATATCGGTGGTTTATTCGGTCTTGGACGAAAGCAACAACAAAAATTAGAACAATTAAAAGGTTCTGGGATTTTACAAGACCTTCAAACTTCCTTAAGAGGTGGAACACTTCTTGGAACTGCAGAAACTCAAAATGTTAGTGGTGGTCGTAAGAAAGGAAAAGGACTATTTTCAAATGGTTTAAAGACTGCAGGACTTCTAACTGGGAATCCAATACTTGGAACTGCTGGTGCTATTGGTGGTCTTTTTGGTCTTGGTAAAAATAAAGAAAGCCTTGTGCCTGTAGCCCAAATGCAGGGCATAAAAGGTGCTGGTGGTTCTGGTGGTAAAAAACCAAATAAAAGAGCCTCAATTGTAAAAAAAATTATGAAAGAGAGAGGTGTATCTATGATACAAGCATCAGGTATAGTTAAAAAAGAAGGTCTCTATAAACCCTAAAACCTCAAAAAAAAACAATTAATATAATATAAATTAATATCTATTTATATTATATATATGAGCATAAGCAAGGAAGAATTAAGGAGAAATCAAGTGAGGGAAGTGCTTGACGAGTTTAAAAATATTCGCAAGATTGTTTTTGAACGCCAGAAGCAATCTGTTAAGCAATTTGATGATAATGCTAAACCAAAGACTATGCGGGATACGGAAGCAGAAATATCAGTTGATAAAGGTCTTGAACAAATGAAGATTGTATTAAATAAAAAGGTTCAAACTCTTGATTATTTCATATCTAATATAAATTCTTTTAAAGGATTTGACCCAAAATCAACGACAAAAAATGAAAGAGTAAGAGAGACACTTACAAGTATTACTAATTACGGAGATGTATTAACAGCATATAATAATATTGTTAGAGCATATACAAAACAGGGTTTAAGTGATACAAGTAAAATGATTATACAAACTAAATTTCAAGAGATTGACCCAGAATTAAAAGCGTTAATATTTGGTATGAATGAAGTATTAAATTATTTGTTTGGTAGTGAAGGGATATCATCTGTTGTAAATAGAATTGATAAATCAGTATTTGGTATATTACATTCATTATCAGTTTATAGATGTATTGCTGACCAATTAAAAGTAAATAATTATAAAGTTATTGAAAATATAGATATGGAAACCAGTTTCAAACAAATATTAAGCGAACAGAGTGAAACCAGAAGAAAGTTGATAATGCAATATCAAAAATTAAATCCATCTGTTGCATTTGACAGGTCCGTAGCATTAAGAAATTATCCAGTTATTGGTGATGTTAAAAGTCGTCTAGATGCTCTAGAAAGTGAATTAGGGATTAAAATACCAAATAGAAGACAATTAGAAGATGATTTGAAGGATGTATCGGGTGCAGATGTTGAAAAAGTTTTAGACGGTTTCAGGTATGGTGAAAAATTACTAATAAAAGCGAAAGAAGTCCGTAAAATAAATGCTCAAAGACTTAACCAAATAAGGTTAAACGAAATTGATAAGGCAGATATTGAACTTAAACTTGCTGAACTTGAAAAAGCCCCTCCTATAGAAAATCTTGCAGAAGTTGAGCAAGAAATAGATGACCTAAGAGCAGCTCTAGTAAAAGAATACAAAAAGGTAAAAAGATTAAATGCAGAATTACAAAAATACACTAAAAAATTAGATGATTTAAACAAAGATGCAAATAGTGATGTTAAAGAGATAGAACAATGTGTAGATGCTTTAGCAAAAATAAATAACAGATTAACCGAGAGAAAAGAAATTATAGATGATACAGAACTAGACATAGAACATAATCTTGAACTTATAGCAGAAGGTGGCGAATTAGATGAAAAAAGTATAAGAGAAGCGAAAAATACAATTGCTAGACTTGAGGATATTGTGGTTAGTTTGAATAATTTAAATGCTAGAGATGATACTGAAATGGTTTCAAGTCTTGATAATTTAGATAATATGATAATACAACTTCAAAACAATAAACAATCATTTAATCCTGAAAAGGAAAAGAAAAAGAAAAAGAAAGAGGAGAAGAAAGAGGAGAAGACAGGCAGTGGTAAGAGTAAGAGTGGAAGAGGTCGTCATATTATAAGCGATGATGAAGATGAAGGAGTAGCAGGTGATGAAAGTGGTGATAATATGAGCGACGAAGAACGGGAAGAACTTGCTGATGATTTTATTATGGAAGAATTAAAAGGCACAGGCAAACAAATTATATACAATGATAGTAGAGACGATTTCTATAAAGTGAGGAAATATAATAAGCATTAGATTATTAACATATTTTTATTATAATATCTATTATATTATAATAAATGGATGTATTACATAAAAGAAATATAAGTGAATTTGATTATAAAATAATTGATATCATCAAAATATTAAAATTTAATAAATATAAAATAGATATTAAAGGGTCGTCATCTTTGAAATCACAGCAATTTTTTAGTGATTATGATTTCTTTTGTCAAATTCCTGATAAAATCAATGGAGATGAAGCGTATAATACTATTATTAATATTGTTAGGAAGGTTGGGGAACAGTTTGGAATATATTTTATTGAACTGAAACTACAGACTTTGAACAATAAGAAAATTAGATGGTATAATGCTGATAATATTGATAAAAATAAATTTGTTAAATATTTTAATGATGTAGATTTTATTAAGTTGGATATTGTAGCAAATATAGATAATAGATTAACTGAAATTTCTGTCATATATAAATTTGGAGAAAATATTACGGTTGATTATATATCAGGTTTGAAAAGCGATATTAAAGAATTGAAGAAGGAAGGAAAATATTATAAAGTTCTTAAAAGAATGTTCAATATGTATAAAGCAGAAGGCGATAAAAATAAATTAGTAGATTTAACTAATTTTTTTAATAGTGAATACGGTCAAATATATAAACGCTTAAGTAATCTTGACGCTATTAAATTAGTTGCAGATAATTATGATGATAATACTACTAAAAAGATAATAAAATATAATCTTAAAGAACTTGGTAATTTATCACAATTAGATAAAGACCGTTTAAGAATGAATAAGGTGGCGAAGTCGTATTATAATAGTATTATTTAATTATAAAGATATTAAAGGTTAGGCAGGTTAGGCAGGTTAGGCAGAAAACCTATTTTTCCTATAATCTATAAATAATTTCCCCAAAAATAAAAATATAGCAATTCTCCCTAACCTCCCTAACCTGCCTAACCCTAAAATTTAATTAAAAAATATATAAAAATATTTAATTATAAAAATATCTAAAGATATATTATATATATATAATAATGGATATTAGAACCTTAGAAGACATTTTATTTCATCAAACTAATCAAAATAGTTTAAAAATGGAACAAATTACATCACCTGCTTTGATTTCAAACGCTGTTGATAAAGATTTTAAAACCCCTGAAGCAGGACAAATTGATGATGTTAAGTTTTTGGACTTATTTCTAGGCTCTGTTAAGAGACCGCAAGACTATGATAACAAAGTTTATCATAAAAAATTTATGGAAAAAAACGCTGATAAAGTGAAAGAGAAGATAATATGCCCTGTATGTTGTGGCTCTTATACTTATTTTAACAAGTCAAAACATATTAAAAGCGATAGACATATTAAATTACTAGCAAAATACGGACCTGTTAAATTTGATTAACGGCGTTGTTTAGTTTTAAAAATATTGTTATAATATTTTTAAAATAAGTTTATTTATTAAAATCCAAAAAATGAAATCATCCGTTGTCGTTGTTGTTGTTTCGCCTTGTGTTGTGCTTGTATATATTCTTTTACTCTATTATCAAGTAGTGTTGTAATAACAACATCATTATAATAGATATCATTCATCAGGTTGCTTCTGTCTTTAAAAAAAGTTCTAATAAGTTTATTGCATTCTTTATCGTTTGTTAATTTTGTTAAATATGTTTCGGTCATTTATATTATAATATATATAAATAGTATTTCTTTAAGTGAATTAATCAAATTTAATCACTTAAAGAATATAAGTATAAATTGACTTAAAGAAATACTATTTATGTATATTATAATATAAATGCCGAGATTTAATATAAATTTTATTGGAATAATTGACTTTGGGGAACTCACTAAGAGAGATGACGGTAAAGAGTATATGCGAGAACTAATAAATAGAATATCATCTATAACAGATAAGTTTGTAGATGTTCAAGAAAGGATGAATCCTAAAGATGAAAAATATTTTATAAGTGAATATGGATGTTATAGTTGGGGAAGAGAATATGTTATTGTATATGGTTATAGAGATTATATTAATGTAAAAAATATGTTTATGGAAATAGTTAGAGAAACCGAAAAAGGATATAAATATCCTACAGATTTGATTAGAGATAAAGCAGTTATTTTTACTGAAGGTGAAGAAGACGCAAGAAAATATTATTATCTAAAAGATACTAGAAAAAACATTCAATATTAAACAAAAATTATTTTAAAAATATTATAACAATATTTTTAAAACTAATCAACAATACATTTTTCTAAATCAATCTGTAGTTGTTCTGTTAATTTCTCGTCATCATCTTCACCTAAATCAGTCAAGAGTAAGAAGACGAGAGGAGTTAAATATAGTAATCTTAAATTATCACTAACAGCATTTTTCACATTAGGAGCATCTCTATTGAAGCATATTACATCATCTGTTTCTTCATAATCTTTATATTCTATATTATGTTCATCTAACAGCATTTTAGCATCTTCTAAATTCCAATGCTCTTTCTCTTTTAGAAAGATAATGTTATGAATAATATCCATTTTATATTTATATAATAATATTAGAATATAAATTTTTATAAAAAACATATAAGAATTTTTATATAAAAAATTACTTAAAGAAATATTATATAATCTATTATATATATATAAATGTCCTCACAAAGTGAAATCATAACTTTCGCAATTGAAAATGACCTCAAATTTATCGGCTCTCACATTTCTCTAGATGAAAACGGTAATAAAAAATTTACTCTTACTAAAGGATGGAAAGATAAATCGGCACAACAACTTGCAACAGACTTTGACAATAGATATTATGATTATGAATGGTCAAATGTTTTTATAGTTCCATCTTATGAATACTTAGTTATTGATACAGATGGAAAAGACAGTTATGATTGGTTTGAAGAGTATATATATCAAAATGATTTAACCCCAACAAAAACAAGAACTTTTAGAAATTCAAAGACCCAACCATATAAATATCATTACTGGTTCAAAGTAAATAAAGATGACTTTATGGATAGAATAAAAGACGGCACAGAACAATTTGAAGAATTTAAATTGGATATCCTCTACGGCGATAAATGCCAAGTTTTAGAATTTATAAATAGTTCATTTAAAGAACCAGATATACTTGCATATAGAGAATTTAGAGAAATATATAAAATCATAAAATCTAAATGCACAAAGAAGATAACAAACATACAACCGACGACAGAACAAAAGAAAGAATGTAAAATTGATAATACTATACTCAATACAATATTAGATAATCTAAATCCTGATAGATTTATTAGTTATACAGATTGGATAAATATTTATATGATATTCAAGAATGAAGAATTAGATTTAGACCTATTTAATTATTATAGTAAGAAACATTACAAGAAATATAATGAAGCAGAAAACAATAAAATATTAAATTCAATCAAGAGTATTAATAAAGGTTTGACAATTGCAACACTTTATTTTTGGTTGAAAAAAGATAATATTGAAATCTTTAGAAGTATTCAACCTAAACGAGATGATTTCTGGAAATTAATGAATAATAGTAATCATAATGACTACTCAAAAATATTTTATCAATTAGAAAAAAATAAGTATGTTGTATCATCTAAAACAGGATGGTATGTATATAATATGCATAATGTATTAGAAACTACAGGAGATAAATATCCACCATCTCTACTAAATAACATAAGCGACCAATTACAACAATATATTGAAGAACAAAAGCAATATGTAAAATTAGATGATGAGAAATTCACAGAAAAAATGAAAAAATTAAAGAAGGAGTATGATTGCGTTGGTATGGGAACATACGCAGAAGGCATTATAAAATATCTTAGAACACATTATACAATTGATAATATAGATGACTTAATAGATGCAAATCAAAAATTATTTTCATTTGATGATAAATTATATGATGTTGGTAAAAATGAATTTAGAAATATCAAACCAAGCGACTATATAAAGACAACTAATAAATTATTATGTAATGAAAAATCAAATAAGGATATTAGAACTAATATAACAAACTTGTTAAAATCAATATTTGAAAAAAAAGATATAATAGATTATTGGTTGACAATAACAGGTTTATCACTCTTCACAAATAAATTTGAAAAGTTTTATATTTTAACAGGCACAGGAGGCAACGGCAAGGGGATTTTATCAACAATAATTGAAAAAGCATTAGGAAATTATTATTATCAAGCACAAAGTTCATTTTTATCAACTAAATATGAAGCAGATAAACCATCTCCAACACTTGCAAGATGCCAAGGTGTTAGATATTTATCTATAAGCGAACCTGAAAGCGATGCAAATTCACCGCTTAAAGTTGATTTTATAAAATCAATTACAGGAGGCGACCCAATCACTTGCAGGGCTTTACATAAAAATAATACTACATATAAACCACAATTTACGCCATTCTTACAATGTAATGAAATGCCAAAATTAAATAAGATTGATGGAGGTATTACAAGACGATTAGAAGTAATTGATTATCCATTTAAATTTGTTGAAAATCCAACTAAACCAGAAGAGAGAAAGATAAATTATGCTCTTAAAGATGAAATAACACCAGATTTTATTAATGAATTTTTATTAATGTTATTTGAATATGCATCTAAAAATATAAATAATAAAACTATTGATAAGCCTGTAGATGTAATCAATAGTAGCGGTCAATATCTTGATAATAATAATCCAGTTAAAGATTTTATCAATACATACCTAGTAGAAAAAGATGAAGAAGTGAGCAAATGTATTAATTTATTAGAGTATTTTCACAGGCATTATCCTACATCAAAAGATATAGATATTAAAAAGTTTTTAGTTCTTCTAAGATACAACGGACTTAAAATTGTTAATGTTAAAAATGGTAATTCAATTAAGGGATATAAATATGAAATACCTAAAGAAGAAAAAGAAGAACAACAAACTACAGACTTTATAGACTAGAAATTTAAGTATAAAATAACTATAATAATTCTTTTAGTATTATTATAATTAAACATTTTAAAAAGGTTAGGGAGGTTAGGCAGAAAACCTATTTTTCCTATAATCTATAAATAAAATCCCCAAAAATAAAAATATAGCAATTCTCCCTAACCTCCCTAACCTGCCTAACCCAGCAAAATTTAAGTATAAAAGTATTAATCCAAATCACTTGTAATAGCACTTACAATTTCATCATATGAGCCTCCTGTTAGTTTTTTTACCTGCTTCATTTTAGTTTGGTAGTTCTTAAGCGTCATACCACCATTAAGAAGTGTCAAGGTCCTAACAAGAGCGTGTCTTCCGCAACTATTAATATCATTACTATCTTTTTGAAATTTAACATTATTATAAATTATTTTACCACTAACAGCATTTAAAAGTTGAGATAAGTATGGCGTAGACTCTCCCAATTTTCTTCGGGTTTCAGGATTAAACCACGTAAGCGGTTCATCTATTTTAGACCCATATGAACAAAAAAATTCATATGTATTATTGTATCTCATCAACAGTGTCCAATGACCCTTATTTATACTATCTTCATATAATATAAAAACATAATCAGGATTATTTGGTAATAGGTCTTCAATATTTCTGTATTTATGAAGGTCTTTATATGTGATAATTTTACTATTAGGGAGGTATTTTTTTATATCATCATCGCCAAGAGGATATGCAGTTAATCCTTTTAATTCTTGTTTATCATTCTTTAATTCTTGTTTATCCTTATTTTTCATATTATTAAATGTTAGAAATTTATTATAAAAATATAGTTTTAATATTAATATGTGTTGGAATATTTTCATTTAAACACAAAAAAACATATATATTAATGCCTGATTATAATAATAGTAAAATATACAAAATAGTAAGTCCTAGCAATCCTGATTTGGTTTATTATGGTTCAACAACTCAAAAATTATGCGTTAGAATGGCGGGACATAGATGCAAACCACTTAAGACATCAGGATTAATTACTTGTTATGATGATGCTATTATTTTATTAGTAGAAAATTTCAGTTGTAATTCTAAAGAAGAACTACTTAAAAAAGAAGGCGAATATATTCTAAATAATAAATGCGTCAATAAATATGTTTCAGGTAGAACATCTAAACAATACAGAGAAGATAACAAAGAAATAATTAAAAATAGGAAAAAAATACAATATGAAGAAAACAAAGAATTAATTCTTGATAAACAAAAAGAATATTATTTGAAAAATATAGAAAAAAGAACAGACTATAATAAACAATACAAAGAACTTAATAAAGAACTTAATAAACAAAAACAGAAAGAATATAGAGAAGCAAACAAAGAAGTAATTAATAAAAAAAGAATGGATTTATATTATAAAAATAAATCTATAAAATAGTTTTAATATATTATATATAATATCTACTGTTATATATAATATGAGCTGGAACCTAGGTCTTCAGATAAATAATCTAGCCACAAAATTAAATAATTTAAGTGGTTCTGTCATAGCAAATCCATTAGTCTCTACGCTAAATGCAAATAATTTTAGTATAACTAATGCAAATAATGTAGCCCTTCAATCACTTAAAGATAGTTCGCTGTCAAATGGAACGAATAACCAAGTCCTAAATGCATCCCTAACAGGTCTTACAGTTTGGAAAACTCCAGTTGCATCTACTGTATTTTATGTTGATGCTACAAGTGGAAATGACCTTGATAAAGGGTCATCAATATTCCCACTAGCCACTATCCAATCTGCTATAGATAAATGTGGTGGCAATACTACTTATTATACAATATATGTCAATCCAGGAACATATCCTGAAAATTTAATAATATCAACTCCAAGAATAAATCTGGTAGGTGTTCAATCATCACAAAACACCAAATCAGTTTTTATTTCCTCCGTCAATATAACCACACAAGGACAATCAGGACCTTCTCTTGATATTATAGCCATACAAAATTTTGTAATAGGAGGTCTATCAAACGTTTCACCTGCTATAAATATAGCGAATTTTTCTAATTATGGAGGATATAGTTTGTATATAAATAACTGTGAATTATTAACACCACAACCTAATTCAGTAATAAACTTCTCACCAACACAACTCAATACCAGATTATATATAAGTAGAACTAATATAAATAATGTAATTAATACTGCTACTGCATCACAAATTATGGTAAATATTGCTAGAGGAGAATTATGGCAATGTGATTATGTTAATATTACTAATAGAGGTCCTGTTGGTTCAGCAAGCACTGATGCAACTCCATTATTAATTGGTGCTAACGCAAAAATTATTTCAGGTATTACAAATACAAACATAACAAGCGACAATCAGGGTATATGTTTTAGGACAAACCAGTCAAACGGGGTATTTTCAATAACTAATTCATATTTTTCATTTATACCAATATCTGCTGGGAATTTATATTCAGCCTTTATAATAACTGCAAAGAATACTATAAATCTAAATAATAATATATTTATAAATAATGGAGCAACAACAACAACTTCACAACAACCATTTATATTACTAAGTTCAGGGTCAATCGTTTATGCTAGAGGCAATAGTTTTAATGTGATTTATGCACCTGTAAGCACAGCCCAAGCAGTAATGTATCCTGTTGGTAATTATTCAACAAATTCAACTCAAAGTGGGTTTATTTATAGCACAAACGTTTATTCAAATGGTTCATTATTATATTCACCAGCACCATTTTATCCATTTTCAGGAACAGTCATATCTCGTCCTCCAGTGATTGATTCCATAGGTCCTACAAAATCACTACTTATATACGGTAATGGAACTAATGCAGGAGGCCCTCAAATATACTATAAAAATGCAGGAAATACGGCATATATATTAACTGGTAATTCAGGTAAGAACTTAGATATATTTCAAAATTATGTATCTTATGGGAATTCAACTATAAGACCTGAATCAACAGGAACGCCTGTTTGGGGAACTACATCAACTACTTTTCCGCATTTATATTTTAGGGAAACAGGAATTTATTTAATAAATTTTAATATTAATACTGCAGGATTTGGCGACCTAATATACGCATCAGTAAGTAAAAATTATTTAATTTCAAATTCTCAACCAGCGATAAATGATTTTCCTACAGTATTAGTATCAAATCAGACGGTTACTAATGCTTATACAGCACTGGTTACTTGTACTGTCCTAATCACAAATTGCGGAACAACAGCAGTCCCTGAAAGTGGTGATTATTTAGTATTTGGTTTTTATGTTACCAATTCTGGTAATACTATTTTCAACGCATTTAGGAATCAATTATCAGTATATAAAATTGCATAAATAAAAAAATCTATAATATAATATAATATATAAATATGGCAGAATTTGAACCAACAGAATTTAAACTAGCAGA